ATGCATAGACTTCCTCGTCTTAAGTGGCTTACATGGGTGCGCTTGGCGCTTATTCCTGCCGGGGGAGACTGGAGGGACTTGGAGGCACTGGCCGGTAAAGAATGGCATAAAAATGCTTACCGGATTATCCCCTGGGGGAATCCCGCCGGCACGGTAACCAGTGGGGGGGCTCCCAGTTGCGGGGCGGTTACTGTAGCAGATCCCCGGCTTGGCTATGATCCCCGTCATGGTGGTTGGCAAGTAGCACCCTGGGACAAGGCCACCGGTACTGTCGTGGGGAGTGCCAGGGTTGGACATAGTAATGGGGTTGCTGCGATAGCAGACCCAAGATTACCAGAGCGGGATAACAGGCATCCATCTGTATATCAGGTGGTTAAGTTTGATGAGCCCGGGCCCTGTGTAACAGGTACCCGTTTTGGTAGTGGAGCGCCAGCCATTATGGATCCGAGAACCGGAGGAGGATATTCAAACAAATATAAACTTCTCAACTAGGAAGAACCGGCCACCACTGTTACTGGAACCGAGGATATACAGTCAGGGGCGCAATCAATCGCGGACCCCAGGACCGGTTTTAAACCCGGCACCCATCACGCTATCTATCGTGTCGGTGAATGGGACCAGCCGGCCAATACCATTACCGGGGCCATGCGGCCAAACAATGGTGCTCCATCCGTAGCCGACCCACGAATGGGTTGCAAGGCCCGCAACGGTACCATGGGCGTTCAGTCCTGGGATGAGCCCGGGAAAACAGTGATCGGGGCAGGAGACATTCACGCCGGGGCAGCTGCAGTGGCCGACCCAAGAATACCAGCCGATAATGACCGCCCCGACCCGCCACCGGTGATAATATCCCTTGACGGCACCTGGCACAGACCTTTGACAACGCTGGAACTGGCAGCCCTCCAGGACTTCATGATAGTGATGCCCGACGGTAGCCCCTTAAAGCTAGCCGGAAAGAGTGACGCCAGGTGGAGAGAAAGAATAGGAAATGCTGTACCGCCCAGGGCGGCCAGGGCTGCGGCGACTGAAATATTATTTGCTTTACTGGTCAGCGAGGAAGACGGATGGACCCTGGGGGCTACTGGGGTGTGGGTAACTCCGGAAACCGAGAGGGAAAATCGTGGCCCATACATCAGCAATAAAAGCGACTCGGCTAAAAGAGCGTAAGTAAAGGAGGTGGTCTTTATGTAACCGGCGGCCAAAACCACCAATGGGTACGGCCCCTTTCCAGGGACAAAGGAGGTATTCACCGGCAACCTGGGGATGGGTAAGTAAGTGTTTTATTAACAAAGTAGTAGATCGATACCGGCCCCTGCTTTGTGGAGGGCAGGGGCTACTTTTTAAAATAATCCGGAAGGGTTGAGATAGATGGACACTCTTATAGCTTATATACAGGCAGGCATGAAGCAGGTAAATAAAGGTGTTAACAAATACGGCAGATAGGTGAGCGGAAGAAGATTAAATAAAGATATCTGTTTACTGCACACTTTAAAAAAAATGCGAAGCAGCGGGGGTGAGAAATTGAAAATAGCAAGGGTATTCCCCAGGATAACAAACGCCACACCGCATGATGAATATACCTTCTTTGATTACCCGGGGATGTTTTTGCCTCCCATTGATGAGATACATATATCCGTAGCCTTTACATACGACATGGACAAGGCCCACGAGTTGGCCGAGCAGTGGCAACACATTGCCCCTGTAAAGATCGGCGGACCGGCCATGGATGAACCTGGCGGTGAATTTGTACCTGGTCGATATATCAAGGAAGGCTATGTAATAACTTCCCGGGGATGCCCAAATAGATGCTGGTTCTGCCGGGTGCCCATTCGTGAGGGTGGGACGATCAGGGAGTTGAAAATCAAAGACGGCAATAACATCCTGGATGATAACCTTCTCGCCTGCTCAGATGAGCATATCCGGGCAGTGTTCGCAATGTTAAAAAGGCAGAAATATGGCAGGCCAATGTTTACTGGCGGATTGGAGGCCAAGCGTCTAAAAGATTGGCACGTTGAATTACTAAGATGTCTGAGACCAAAAGAGATATTTTTTGCCAATGATACCCAGGATGATTATGAGCCACTGGTAGATGCCGGGAAAATGCTTTTGAGGGCTGGGTTTACCGTAAGCTCTCATACTCTGAGAGCTTACGTACTGGTAGGGTACCCCAATGATACCTTCGAGAAGGCTGAGGTTAGGCTAATGCAGACAATTAAAGCTGGGTTCATGCCCATGGCTATGCTGTACCGGGATAAAAAAGGGCAAGTAAGCAGGGAATGGAAAAAATTTCAGCAATTTTGGGCAAGGCCTGCAACGGTTAACCTGAAATTAAAAGCCATATAGTTGATGAACGTTCCAAGAAACGTATGGAGGTGCACCATGGACACCATTAAAATCCGTATATTGAAAAACGTCCGGACTGACTTCCTGTTTGGCATCTCATCGGGTTGCCGCCTGCAAAGCCCGGCACGATACTCCGGAGAGGCATGGAATACACGGCCATGTCAAATAAAAATGGTGCAATCTCCGGCCTTTGCGAGAATGGGGAATATTTGGGGGTTAAACCAGGGGAGTTTGAATTTGTGGAAGCTCCTGAATGGGTGTTGAAAATTCACAGGGCGAAGATTAACTGATTAAGAGGGGTGATATAGATGCCAGCAACTGCACAAAAACCAACTGACGATATACTGCGTGACATGGCTATACAACCGAAGATGACCTTCGCCAGGATGGCCCGGGAACTGGCGGTAGACCGGAAAACTATCCGCCGCTGGTGTAGGGATGCGGGAATCGAGGAGTGCGGGAAGACTGCAGTCGTTACAAATGAAGCGGAAAGTGTTACTGGGGAAACAGAAAGTGTTACTGGTGAACCGGAAAACGTTACAGACAAGCCTTTTGCTGAAACCTCACTATTAGTAAACGTCCAACCTGATCCGGACATCAAAATAGCGACTCTGGAAAACAAAATTTCCTGGCTTATTGAATGGAACACCTTATTCCATGACCGGCTAAGAATGATGGAGGACGCTATGGTTGGCGCCGCCTGCCCTGTACCTTACATGATGCAGCCGGCCGTGCAAACAGCACCACCTGATCTATTTACCACTATGCTTAAGGTGGCGTATAAGCTGGGGGCCGGCGAAGAACTGACCAACGATGAGCATGATTTCTTTGCCGACTTCTGCATGATGACCAGGGCGGCAACAGCACATGATTTTATCCAGATGGAGCGGCTTATTGATAACCACTGGCACCGAGGCATGACTATAGCTGAATCAAGGAAATATCACCAGGAAATGAAGAAAAATACTTTTGTTGCGGGTAATATCAATGAATGAGATTGAACTGCTTCAATTTATAGACCCTTCCCTTTTAGATTACCAGGACTGGGTAAACGTTGGCATGGCCCTTAAGGATGCGGGCTATACAGCCTCAGATTGGGATAAATGGTCCCAACGTGACCCAGGCCGGTACCACCCAGGGGAGTGCTTCCGGAAATGGGGGAGCTTTCACGGCTCTCCCAACCCGGTAACAGCCGGCACTTTGGTTCAACTTGCCAAGGACCAGGGCTGGGTACCGGAACCTAAGGACACTGGGCCCGGCTATGAGCTTGAATGGGATTCCATCATTGGTTCCAAAGATGACCTAAAAATCATTGAAACAGCCTGGGTAGAGGGCCGGGAAGTAATAGAACCGGAAGGGTGGAATCCCGTTGAGCACCTGGTAAAATACCTTGAAATACTGTTCGAGGCATCGGAAAACGTGGGCTACGTCTGCGACAGCTGGGAGAAGGACGGCAAATATCTGCCTACAAAAGGATGCTGGGACCGCACGGCCGGGGAGCTTATTCAGCAACTGAATAACTGTAACGGAGATATAGGTAGCGTTCTGGGTGATTACAAGCCCGAAGTGGGCGCATGGATTAGATTTAACCCGTTGGACGGTCGGGGAGTCAAAAATGAAAACGTAACTGACTACCGTTATGCCCTGGTTGAATCAGATGATATGGAGATTGACAAACAAAACGCCATCATCCGAGAACTGGAGTTGCCGGTGGCCTGCCTGGTGCATAGTGGCAAAAAAAGCCTTCACGCTATCACAAAAATAGAAGCAGGTAACTATGACGAATACCGCAAGAGGGTGGACTACTTATATGCCGTGCTGAAAAAGAACGGCCTTAAAGTAGATACCCAGAACCGAAACCCGTCCAGGCTTTCCCGCATGCCTGGGGTGATGCGGAATGGCCATAAACAATTCCTTGTAGATATCAATATCGGCAAAGAATCATGGAAGGAATGGCAGGAGTGGATTGAAGGTATTAACGACGACCTGCCGGAGCCGGAAAGTATGGCTGAGGCCTGGGACAACCTTCCGGAACTTTCTCCATCACTTATCAATGGCGTGCTTAGACAAGGCCACAAAATGCTTTTGGCGGGACCCAGCAAGGCCGGTAAGTCATTCGCCCTTATAGAGTTGTGCTGTGCCATTGCTGAGGGTAAGAATTGGCTATCATGGATGTGCGCCCAGGGCCGGGTAATGTACGTCAACTTGGAGCTTGACCGAGCCAGCTGTCTACATAGATTTAAGGACGTATATACAGCCCTGGGATGGCAGCCCAAGAATCTGAGTAATATCGATATCTGGAATTTACGCGGTAAGTCTGTCCCCATGGACAAGCTGGCGCCGAAGCTGATCCGGAGGGCCCAGAAGAAAAATTACATTGCCATCATCATTGACCCCATTTACAAAATCATCACCGGTGATGAAAACAGCGCTGACCAAATGGCCCACTTTTGCAATCAGTTTGACCGGGTATGCACAGAGCTGGGTGCGGCCGTAATCTACTGCCACCACCACAGCAAAGGAAGCCAGGGCAGTAAGCGCAGCATGGACAGGGCCAGCGGTTCCGGTGTATTTGCCAGGGATCCCGATGCGCTGCTGGACTACATAGAACTTGACATTACTGAGGACCTGCTGAAGCAGGAGGAAAACAAGGCCGTCTGTGCTGTGTGTGTGGCCTGGCTAAGCAAACACGTAAAGAACTGGAGCGAAGAAGTATCCCAGGACGATCAGTGCAGTGAGAAACAGCTCCTGCCGGCCTGTGAGCGCCTTTTGGGATTAAATCTATACCAGGACATACTGCCAGAGGTTTATGCTGCCAGGCAGGCCGTACAGCAGCGGACAGCGTGGAGAATTGACGGTACATTAAGGGAGTTTCCGAAGTTTAAGCCGGTAAATTTGTGGTTCGATTATCCTGTGCATTATGTGGATACTATCGGGGTTTTGAAAGACGTTGAGGCCGAAGGCGAGAAGCCGCCGTGGAAAAAGGCCATGGATAAGCGGAAGCCCAAAGAAAATAAGCAAAAAGACAGGAAAAGAGCTGTCGAAGTTGCCTTTGAAGGATGTAATTTTGGAGAGACAATTACCGTTCAAAACATGGCAGAATACATGGGCACAACTGAAAAAACTGCCAGAAATAGGATAAAAGAGCACGGTGGATTTATCATTGAAGATAATATCATTACAAGGAAAAAAACATAAATTAAGTTATTTTCCCTAGCTCTTTAATAACCAAATATTAGGAATATTTTCAGGGAAAAAAACATGAATTACGTTATTTTCCCCAGGGAAAATTTCAGGGAAAAAAACACTATCCTATAATCCTTATTTTCTTTTCCCTCACGTGAACGTCAAGGGGTAAAGTAGTCGTGCGTTAAGCTGGCGCACGACGACTCCTTCCCCTATCCTTGACTAAAGGTTTTCTAAAACAGAGAGATGGAAGAAAAGTAAAATATTAACAGGAGGAAAAAGTAAAATGGATACTCAAAGCATAATCGCCATTGAGGAGTTCAGCGGCAAATATAAAATCAATGAAAATTACAGGCCGATAGCGGAGGCGCTCGTTGAAAAGTATGACGAACTTAAATATGTGCCGGTTAAAAACATTCTCTTTATTGAAAATACAGAGGACAAGCGCAAAAAGAATAACTCAATCGTTTATGCGCACATAAGTAAATTGCCTGGTAAGTGGGAAGATATCATTTATCAAATCACCAAAAAGAATTTTGAGTATATGATGGAAATATTCAAGGAAAACACTATGCAAATGAGTAGGACCCAGATTATTGCGCTTATTTATCATGAGCTTAAGCATATTCAACTGGTTAAATCTGACCAGGGGCCTAAAATTGATATCGTCAGACATGATGTTGAGGATTGGTTTAACATGGTTGAAAAGCTGGGGGTTAATTGGGCGGCCAGCACTAAGGGACACATACCCAATTTGCTGGATAAAGATATCAACTGGGAAAATATTGAGGGTCCGGCCAATTTATTCCCAGCTGAACCGTCGCTTAGGTTGGTGAAGTAGATGGAAATGAAAAGATTTACTGAAACCAGCGCACAGGGAGGAACAGCAATAAAACCGCTTGACCCTGATTGTGGTGCTTGTAATTTTGAGTCAGATAAAAGGTGCTTCAACCATCTAGTGGCTATGTTACAGAGATTAAAGGCGTACGAAGATTCAGGTTTAATGCCAGAAAAAATTACTGAATTGTTAGCCGAGAACAAAAGATTGCATTTAATTGCAGAGGCGGCACCAAAGCCGATGTGTTTAGGTGAATCAACCTGTGGGGGGTGCTGGGAAACTTGCCCGGCATATAGGTGAGGTAATGCGGACTGAATTCTTTCTCCCGATGATTCCCCCGACTGTCACCCAGCAGGAGCACCAGGTAACCTGCAAAGATGGTAAACCTGTATTCTACGACCCACCGGAACTTAAAGCGGCCCGGGCAAAACTACAGGCCCACCTGGCCCAGCATGTGCCGGCTAAAAAATATACGACTGCGGTGCAGCTGGTGGTGAAGTGGTGCTTCCCCATCAAAGGTAAACACAAAAATGGTGAGTACAAGGCTACTAAGCCTGATGCGGATAACCTGCAAAAGCTGCTTAAGGATGTTATGACGGATCTGGGTTTTTGGGTTGATGATGCGCTGGTAGCTTCCGAGGTAGTGGAAAAGTTCTGGGCCGATATGCCAGGGATTTATATAGCTATTAGGAATATTCCTTAGCGTGGAGGTGACATCTTTGTTTGATGATGAGGAGTTGAAAGACATAGAAGTAATAGCAAAAATGGTGGCTGAACAGGGCATGGAGGAAACAAGAGCAGCCTTGGAACGAATAAGAGAGAGAAACAGACAGAATAACTTAGAGCGTTACGGCTGTGACTGTCCAGCGGCTAAATGTTTCGCCAGCTGCCCCAAATATCTGACCCATGATAAACATGCTGATCTTCTTGACTTCTTAGCGAGGACAAGCCCACCTGACGGCAGTGTAAAGGATTATCTACAGCCGATGCCAGCACCACCGGCAAAGAGCGGAGGAAGTAAAAACGGAAGGAAGCGAAAAAAGCCACCAACAGAATTTATGAATCCGTATTTACCGTAAATTGGTTGACAAAATATTTGGTTGACTGTAAAATAAAATTGATTTTCGCGCCTATTTTTAAATGGGTGCTTTTTCTATGCCTAAAAGCGGCCAGGCGAAACGCCCTGCAGTTGATGACGAACTATAGGGAGAGACACACTGGCCGCTTTAAATATTTGGAGGTTGATTCTGATGGGCAGGCCGTTAACCGACAAGCAAAAAATGTTTGTACTTGAATACCTTGTCGATCTTAACGCCACTCAAGCGGCAATCAGGGCGGGGTATTCGGAGAGGACAGCTAATAGAATTGGGCCTCAGTTGCTTGTCAAAAGTTGTATCCAGGAAGCGCTTAAGAAGGCCATGGACGAACGCTCAAAAAGAGTTGAAATAACCGCTGACATGGTGTTAAAAGAAATTGCTAAGCTTGGATTCTCAAACATGAAGCAGTTTGCGAAGTGGGGGCCTAACGGAGTTAGGTTGATACATTCAGATGAACTCACAGAAGATCAGGCCGCATGCGTGGCAGAAGTGTCCGAATCAACTACTGAATTCGGAGGTACAGTTAAATTTAAGCTGCATGACAAAAAGGGTGCTCTCGAATTGCTCGGGAAGCATCTCGGCATGTTTAAGGATAATGTTAATCTCAACACTAATTTGTCCGTCCAGATCGTAGATGATATAAAATGAACCTGTCCAACATAATAGCTCCGTCTTTCCACCCTGTACATAAAGCCATAAAAGCTAATCAATACGTCCATTATTGGATTAAAGGAGGTCGTGGAAGCACAAAATCATCCTTCGTGGCCGAGGAAATTGTTCTCGGCATCATGAAGGATAAGACAGCCAATGCCGTGGCCCTACGTAAAGTTAAGGACACTTTGAAGGATTCTGTGTATGAACAAATATCCTGGGCAATTGAAGTCCTGGGTGTTGAGCAGTTTTGGCACAAAAGTGTAAGTCCGCTCAGTTTTACTTATATACCGACCGGGCAAAAGATACTTTTCCGTGGCGCTGATAAGCCTAAAAAGATAAAATCCATCAAGTTTTCAAAAGGCTACTGCAAATTCATTTGGTACGAGGAGCTTGACGAGTTTAACGGTCCTGAGGAAATCAGGATGATAAACCAATCCCTGATGCGGGGCGGCAAAGATTTTGTGGTGTTCTACAGCTATAACCCTCCCAAGGGTGCTGCAAATTGGGTAAATGCGGAGGCGCAACTTACCAGGGATGATAGGCTAATACACCACAGCACATATTTGGACGTCCCCCGGGCCTGGTTGGGAGATGTGTTCATCGCTGAGGCCGAACATCTCAAGCTGACAAAACCCAAGGCCTATGAACATGAATACACGGGAGAGGTCACCGGGACGGGTGGAGAAATATTTGACAACATCCAGTGTCGGCGCATAAGCAATGCCGAGATAGAGACGTTCGACAACATACGCCGGGGAATTGACTTCGGTTATGCTATAGACCCATTTGCATACAATGTGATGCATTATGACCGCAAATATAAGCGGTTATTTATTTTTCATGAGCATTACAAGGTTAACCTGTCAAATAAGGCGGCATACGACGAAATTGTCAAGGAAAACAAGGCCAACGAGCTAATCACGGCCGATTCAGCCGAGCCAAAGAGCATTAACGAGTTGAGGCAGTATGGGTTAAGGATAAGAGCCGTTAAAAAGGGGCCGGACAGCGTTGATTATGGCATTCGATTCCTACAGAGCCTTGAATCAATTGTCATAGATGATACCAGATGCCCCGAGACGGCCAGAGAGTTCCTTAACTACGAACTGGAAAAAGATGCAAACGGCAATTGGAAAGCCGGGTACCCAGATGCAAACAACCATACCATAGACGCTACAAGGTATGCTCTGAATGATGAGAGTATTAACTTCCGGGAGGAAGAGAAGAAAAAGCCTCAGCAGAAATACAACTGGGAACACGAAAAGCCAAAGCCGGATCCGTTTGTGGGCTCCGTGGTGGATGATAGTTATATAAACTTTGGAGGTTGACAATGGAATACGCACTCAGCGCAGTCTTGGGACTGTGTTTTTTTATGCTCCCAATGTGGGCCTACAGGAAGGGCTTAAAGGACGGTTTAGCAGTGGGCCAGGGTAAGACGCCGGAGCCCATCAAAACGCCTGTCAGGATGTACCAGGAGCATCAGGAGGCCAAGCAGACCAAAGAGGAGCAGGACTTGTTCAGGGAGGGGCTTGCAAACCTGTTGGCTTATGAGGGCAACCCGCAGGAGGTGACAAAGGATAAGTGACGGACAACACGCAAGAATGGGACCTGTACGAAAAGGGCAAGAACTACAAACGCAAAATAGACCTATACACAACTGTTAACAGAAACGAACGTTTCTATGTCGGCGACCAGTGGAAAGGCGTAGTTTCAAACGGCCTTCCAACCCCGGTATTCAACATTTTTAAGCGGGTAATCAACTACTTCATGGCCGCCATAATGAGCCAAGCCGTTAAAATGCAGTTTACTCCCCAGGACATCGGCGACGAGACAGAGGATCCACAGGAACTGGAGGTTAAGCAGGCTGCTGAGATAATTTCTGCCTACTCCGAAACCCTCTGGGAAGATGCCAAAATGGACAGTAACCTTCGCCAATGCCTTTTGGATGCGGCAATCAGTAGTGACGCTTGTATCTATGTGTGGTGGAGCCCTGAGATTGACACAGGGCAGGAAGCCATGGGCGACATGGAAATTGAGATGCCGGATAATGTCAATGTCTTTTTCGGTAATCCCAACGACCAGCGGGTGCAGAAACAGCCCTACATCATAATTTCTTTCCGGGAGCTGGTGGAAAACCTCAAAGAAGAAGCCCGGAAATATGGCGCCGACGAGAACGCAGTCAACATGATAGCTGGAGACACCGACACCACAGAGCAGTCCGGCGATATGTCAAAGATTGAACTCGACACCACCGGCGTTAATGATGGCAAGACCACGGCGATTATCAAGTTCTGGCGGGACAAGGCCACCAGGACAATTAAGTTTAACAAGTCAACCAAAGCGGTGACGATAAGGAGTGAGGTTGATACCCAGCTAAAACTGTATCCCGTTACCTGGATGAACTGGGATAAGCGTAAAAACAGCTACCACGGACAGGCTGTTGGAACCGGCTTGGTTCCAAATCAGGTATTTATCAACAAGATGTTTGCCATGGTCATGCTTAACCTGATGTATAACGCTTTTCCCAAGGCTGTGTATGATTCCAATTTGATAAAAAGTTGGAACAACCAGATTGGTCAGGCAATTCCAGTTAGTGGCCCCGAGGATATACGCAAAGTGGCCACCTATCTCCAGCCCGGGGAAATGTCCAATCAGGTGATGCAGGTCATTGATGCGGCCATAAACTACACCAAAGAGCTTGTGGGGGCCTCTGACTCAGCTTTGGGTGACGTTAAGCCCGAGAACACCTCTGCAATCATAGCAGTGCAACAGGCGGCAGCAATCCCCCTGGAAAGCATAAAGGCCAATCTTTACCAGTTCGTTGAGGACTTGGGCCAAATATGGCTTGATTTTATGTCCACATATTACGGTCGGCGCAATATTGCAATCAATGTCAAAGGTGTGCGGCAGGTTGTGCCGTTTGACTTTGACCGACTCAAAAACATGCGATTAAAACTCAAAATTGACGTTGGGCCATCCTCCTATTGGTCAGAGATTACAGCCATGCAGACCCTGGACAATCTGCTCCAGAACGAGAAAATAACCTTCCTGCAGTACCTTGATCGGGTTCCTAATGGGGTGATACCCAAGAAACAGGAATTGGTCGAGGAAGTCAAGGCCATGGATGCACAGCAGCAGTTCGTTGGTCAGATGATGGGGAACTTCGTGCAGTCAATGCCCCCGGAGGTTCAGCAAGTTATTGGGCAGATGGCCCCGGAAGAAGCCGAGCCAATGGTTCAGCAAATGATGATGTTGCCACCTGACCAATTGGAGGCTCACATAATGCAGATGATGGGAGGTGCGGCATGAAGGGCCTAATAGTCGTTCCCCATACTGGCCTATTTCACTACCAATTTGTGGTGGCGTGGACACAACTGCTATTTCACACCCGCCAATTCTGCGACCAGCTTGATTTCCGCTTTGTGGGCTCAAGCCTTATCTATGAGGCCCGGGAGCAGGCGGCAGAACATTGTCTGAAAAACGGCTATGACTGGCTTTTCTTCCTTGACTCTGACATGGAGCCGAGGCCGGACACCATAGAGAGGCTTTTAAGGCATGACAAGCCCATAGCGTCAGCCATGGCCTTTAAGAGGCAACAGCCATATTCGCCCTGCTTTTATCCCCGGGTAGATTTTGACGGTGAAAAGGCCAGTGTTCAGATGGCCGAGGACTGGACAGAGGGACTTGCAGAGGTTGAGGGTGTGGGAATGGCCTGCTGCCTGATTAAGAGAGAGGTTCTGGAGCAAACACCAAAACCCTTATTCTTCCCCATGCCGGTATTGGCCGAGGATTTGGGGTTCTGCAAGAGGGCAAGGGATGCCGGGTTCAAGGTTTACGTTGACACTTCGCTATGTTGCGGTCATATCGGCACGGAGGTTATTACAGATCGCCATTACAAGGAGTATAGGAGGCTTTATGCTGATAGGGTCAATGTTAGTCCGGAATGAGGCTGATCGATGGTTGCGGGACGTTTTAGGGCAGCTACAGCAAGTCTGTGATAAGATCATTGTTCTGGACGACTGTAGCACTGATAACACGCCTGAGATATGCCGGGAGTACGGAGCGGAGGTTTTTTACTCTGACCGCTCATATTGGGGTACAGATGAACTAAAACAGCGCAAATTATTGTGGAGTTTGGCAGTTAGCGAAGCAAGGCATGGTGATTGGATACTCTGCCTTGATGCCGACGAAACCATAGTGAGTCCTGACTTACTCATCACAGCCATTAAACTGGCCAACCACCACGGTGCTGAGGGAATAGCCTTTTCCTTGTACGACATGTGGAGTCCGACCCATTACCGGGATGATGAACTTTGGAATGCCCACCTTAGAGACTGGGTAATGTGTGTGAAGGTTCATAAACAGCGGGACTATGTATGGCGTAAAACACCTTTGCACTGTGGTCGGTTCCCGGTAAATGCCTGTACTGCCATGGTAAGCACTGGAATTAAGATACAGCACTGGGGATGGAGCAGACCGGAGGATAGGCAAATGAAGTATCAGCGGTACATGGGGGCAGACCCGGAAGGGGAAAGTGGCAGTTTGGTGCAGTATAGGAGCATTTTGGATCCTAATCCAAACCTAAAGGAGTTCACCTTATGAAAATCCTCATAGCGGCCCCTGTGCGCCAAGACGAGGAAACATTCAAGTTATATCTTCAATCGCTGGATAAACTGGAAATACCGGACGGAGTGACGGTTGACAGGTTTTTTGTTTTGCACAACTCTGAAAACCTGATTCCCTATATGGGGAAGGTTTACGGCATCCTTGAAACCAAGGACGATTACCCGAGAGATAAAGAGTCCCATGTGTGGACAACCAAGAACATACTGAACATTATCAACATGAAAAACGCCATAGCACAATATGTGATCCATCATGGCTATGATTATGTGTTCATGGTTGACACAGACCTGATTCTGCACCCTAAAACGCTTGTAACCTTGCTAGAGGCCAAGAAAGACATTGTAGCCGAGATATTCTGGACACGATGGGTGCCAACTGGCGACATGCTTCCCAACTGCTGGCTATATGACAGCTATAAGGGTGTGACTGATAGCAACGTTCGCCAATGGATTAAGCCAGGGCTTTACCGAGTGGGAATGACCGGGGCCTGCATACTGATTCACCGAAAGGTTTTCGAGGCAGGGGTGAATTACAATGGGATATACAATATTTCATACTCCGGTGAAGATAGATTCTTCGGTATCCGCGCAGCATGTGCCGGTTTTGACATTTGGATAGACACTCATTACCCCTGCATCCACCTTTACCGACAAAGTGAGTTGGAAAAATACAAACGAGGAGAGCTAAGTCACTCATTACAGGAAATAAAATAACCGGGCCTAACGGCCCATTTTTTATGCCTCACCACGGGCAGAAAGGGGATTTA